CCATTGAAATAATTGGATCTTCTACATCGAAAGAACTCACATTAACGTATGTTAAGTCACCATTAACTGTTAGGTTTCCACCGATTACACCGTTTCCAGAAATAGTTAAGTCTACACCGGTTACTGTAGAGGTTGCATTTAAGTTAGTAGCATCTGCATTACCATTTACTGTTAGTGCGGTTAGGGTTCCGACACTTGTAATATTAGTTTGAGCGGCAGTTTGTAATTCACCTGTTAATGAAGTTGCAGTGACATTAGTTGCTGATAGGGTATCAGTGACTTTATCAAATGTAAACGTTGAGTCTGCACCGAAATCACCCTCATCGTTAAAAATAACTTGAGTGTTTGAGCCGGCTGGTTGTTGTAAGTCCCATGCAACACCATTAGCATATAACAGATTGTCTGTTAAGACTCTTGTGGCTGCAACATTACCGATAACTGTTAAGACATCGGTATCTTTATTAAATGTAAGGTTTGCATCTCCAGCAATTGCCGCATCATCATTAAAGAAGACTTGGGTGTTTGCACCGCCTACAGTAGGAAACGATTCTACCGTTCCTGAACTTTTTTTGACTGACAGTACATCTGAATCACTTAAGAAGATTGTACCTTTTCCCGCAGCCGGGGTGGGGACTGATGCCGCCGTATTTTGTTTTAATATTAACATTTCCTATTACCCTATTATAGTTAAATTTGCTTTTTCAGCATAATTCTATTTATCGTTATTTCCCGTATTGATTTTTAGTCTGGTACATATGTACCCATTAAATTAACACTAGTACTGCTATTTTCTGGTGATGCTCTCAACAACACATTAGATCCTGATATTACAGTAGTCAATGATACTAAATCTGCCCCTGTAGTTGATATCGAACCATAAACTGTCATTATCGGAGTTACACCGTCATGTACTAAAAGTACTTCTATTGCTTGATAACCTGTGTTATCAGAAACTTTAAGTGTATATTTTGCTGATCTATATGAAGATGCGGCAAATGTATCGATTGTAGTGTTTGCACTACCTACTGAAACTGCTGTTCTACTACTATATAAATCATCTACAGATAAAGTTGTCGAATTTAAATTATCTGCTGACACGTTACCACGTGCTGTTAATGTCTTTCCTGTACCGCATATTACAACATTAGCATTCAAACCAATGTTAACATCTGTCATTGTTGTTGTAAATACGCCGGCTGTTGTAGTGCCAGTATCTACAGAAATTGTTCCTGCTCCTGCGCCAGTACCAAATACTACTGCGCCTGATGTAGTTATGTAATTGTTCCCAGATACATTACCTGTTGCTGTTACTAATCCACTTGTTTTATTAAGTGTAAATGTTGATGAACCGCCGAATGCAGTGCCACCGTCATTAAACTGAATTTGTGTATCTGAGCCGGCCGCATTTGAACCGAATGTTACTGCGGTTCCGTTTGCATAAAAGTAACCATCTGTTTTAATACCTAATGGTACAACATTACCTGTTGTAGTTAGTACACCTGCTGTAGACATAGTAAACACATCTGCATTTCCACCAACACCCATTGTTACTGATGATCCTGCTGAGTCTATGGATACATTTGAAGTGCCATTGTCTATTGCATATGAGTTCCAATCAGCACTACCACTGAATATAAACTGTCCGCCATCACCGTTAGTAATGATAACATTTCCATTACTATCTTCTTCTATTGTAGATGAACCTAAATAGATAGATGACCCAGAAAGATATATGTCTCTCCATCGTTGTGTTGATGTACCTAAATCATAAGTTACGTTTCCTGAAGGAATAATATTTCCTGTTGGGTTAACGTTACCCGGTATATCTACGTTACCAGTAGTTATATTAAATGTAAATCCTGTGTTACCATAAAATGTACCTGAATTATCGAAATAAATCTGTGATGACTCTGCGTTTTGAGAAACACCCACTTCGATAAGAATACCTTCTACATCTAATTCACCATCAATTTCGATAGGTTGTGAAAATAGACCCTGAAGATTAGCACCAATTTGATATGATTCAGACGAATTAATAATATAGGGCATGACTGCGGCTGTATTTGCCGCAAGACCTGCAGAACCAAATGATAATCCACCAAATCCATCTGTAATTAATGCTTGATTTGCGGAGCCTCCAGTAATTGTAACATTACCTACTGCACCGAGATCAGATAGTCCTGCACTAACATCTAAGTTAGTTGGCGTAACATTACCTACGTTACTGACTATCTCAACTGGTGTTTCGGCTACTGAGAACCCGCCAACTGAATTGAAGGACCTAATTGCCATTATTAAATAAACCTATATTGTGTGACCCAAACTGTTGAGTTAGTTGATGCTGGTGTTACCAACAATTCTAAATCACTTCCGTTTAAGCCTACTGCTAGTACTCCAGGTGCTCCTGTTAAGAATGTCTGACCGTATGTAACGAAATCAACCGTTGATCCGTCTGTTACAGTTAGTACTGATGCTACAGAAGTATTTCCTGATGTTGCGTCTATTCCTTTTACTAAAAACTCAATTCCGTTTATTCCTGAAACTGCGAAACTAGCAATTGCTGTTTGTGATGTAGTTGTAGTAGTTACTGTGCCTGCCGCTAATGTTGAAATCTCACTAGTACCGATGTTCAAGTTACCTGCTACATTTGCTGTACCACTTACTTCGACACTTGTTAAAGTACCTACTGAAGTAATGTTAGGCTGTGCCGCTGTATATACTGTACCTGAGACAAGTGCATTTGCTACTTGACCCGAGACATTTCCACCTGCTACTGCATTTGCAGTTGCCGCAAATGAGACTTCACCAGTTACATTAGCACCGACTACATTAGATAGTCCGCCTGCATCACCTGTAAATAAGCCAGTGTTTGCTGTGAATGCGGGAGCAGTTACAGTAGAACTAACATCTGCTGTTCCTGTTACTTCAATTCCGCCGTCTGATACGATTACTATGTCACCTGTACCGTTAACACCCATTGTGATGTTACCGTCTGAGGCTGCAATATCTACATTAGATGTGCCGTTTGAAATACTTGATAGACTTAAGCCTGTAATATTTGCGGCTGGGATATTTGATAGTCCAAAACCGTCACCATTAAAGATGCCTGATGTTGAATCAATGTTACCAGTAACTTCTAATGATGTTAATGTTCCTAAAGATGTTACGTTTGGTTGTGCCGCTGTTGTTAATGAACCTGCGACATCTGTAAATGTACCTGTTGTACCTGCTACGTTTCCACCTGTTATGTTACCTGTTGCACTTACAACACCTGCTGTTGTTAAGTTACCACCTGCTACGTTACCGGTTGCTGTTAGACTTGTTCCTGTTGCCGCTCCGATATTTGGAGTAGTAAACTGTGCTGAAGTTTTAACAACTACGTTTCCGCCTGAGATGTCTGTTGTTAAGTTATCAACGTTAACAGAGAATTCAGTGCCAGTTAATGTAAGACCTGCACCTGCTGTGAATGATCCTGCACCAGAGAACTGTACGAAAGTTACATCTGAAGTACCAACTGTTGTTACTGGATCAGTCATTACCCAACCAGTGTCATTATATAATGTACCTTGTTGAACAAATACAAAGTCACCACCAGCCATTTCAGTTGGAGTGTCAAAGTCTGTTGCTCTTGTCAAAACAGTTGAACTTGTGTAAGTGTAGATACCATTATGTGCTGATGTTGATTCGTCTTTAATAACGATACGATCATCAGTTGATAATGTAACACCGTCTATTGCTGTTAATGTTGAACCAGAAATTGTAAGTGTTGCTCCGACACCTGCTGTGCCGTTATCATATGCTACAGTACCACCTGACATAGTTGCCAGTGTACCAGTAGAGGCAGCCACTGCAGGTGCTTGAATAGCAAGACCTTGAGCAACGTCATCTACGTATTGTTTTGTTGCCGCATCTGTTGATGCAGTTGGAGCTCCCAATGATTCAATTTTGAAACCACCGACATGAACTTGACCAGTTCCTGTAGGTCTAATTTCAACATAGTCATCTGCTGAACCCGCTGTTAATGTTAAGTTACCACTACCTGCGCCTGTTACTTGTGCTGTTACAACTGAACCGAATGATCCTACGCCGTTTGCGTCAACGGTACCTGTAATGTCTAAGCCTGTTCCACTAATGACAGCAGTTGAGTTTCCTGCAGAAACTAAATCGATGTTGCCATTGTTTGTGATAGTGATGTTTGAGGTACCATCTATTAATGTACCTGTAAAGAATGATGCTTGAACTAAGTTTCCACCGTCTACATTACCAGCAGTAGCATTACCAGTTACTGATAAGATACCGCCTGTGCTGATGTTTCCACCTGCCACATTACCTGTGAATGTACCTACACCTGTTGCAATGACATTACCGAGGTCTAAATTACCACCAGTCATTACTATGCCAGTGTCAGTAACGTTTGCTGTTAGTCCACCATCAACATTTAATTCGATATTACCATCTGCGGCTGGTATACGGACATTAGATGTTCCATTTGCTATACCTGATGTGTCAATACCTGTTAACTGAGAACCATTACCATAAAAATATGATGCTGTGATGTTACCTGAAGTAACAACTTGTCCTGTTCCGTTTGGAGTAAGGATAATATTAGCATTTGTATCTTGACCTGTAATAGTTTGGTCAGATATGTCTAAGTTACCAATCTGTGAATCAGGTAGATTATTAACACCTGTTTTACCAATATATCTATAACCTACGATGTAAAGAACTTTGCTACCTGTTAAAGCAGCCGGAATTGTTTCTCCGATGAAGTTAAGAACACCTGATTGATAGTTATAGAAGAACTCACCAGTTCCACCTGAACCGGCAGCAAAGATTTGAGTACCAGTTGAAGTTGGATCTGCAACTCCTGAATCATCTACATAGACTGCTACTGCATAAGTAGAACCAAACTCTGCTGGAATCCAATAAGTTAAATCTGTTTTCCAAGTAGGGTAAACACCACCAACTGGTACAGTAGTATTATCTGCTGTACACTCGACTGCACTTGATCCTGTATATGCTTGAACAATACTAGCAACGGCTGCCGCTGTTCCTGGTATCTGATCGGCCTGAGTCCATAGAGTATCACCACGATTAAGTAGTGGACTTGCTATTGCCTCGTTACTAGGGCTTTTGTTAGATTCGGTATCAGTCTTAGTGACACCAAATGCCTGTTTATAAAGTAGGTCGACTTTTTGTGAAATAGGTATACTCATTTTTAGTTACTCGCAGATTCTAGTGATAAGGCTGTTATCGATTGACCGCTAGTTAATGCGATACGAACATAAATTTCATTAGTTGATGTACTAGATGAACTTACCGTACCGAAAGTAGCAGTTGTTGATTTATTTGTTTGAGCAGATCCTGTAGGTATAACGCCGCCTAACGCACACCCGTTTGAACCGTTACCACCAGCGCCTGTATTAGCACCTGGGACACCTGCTCCCGCATAAGATATTGACATGTCAATCCAACCATTCAATGAAGATGTTGAATCAATTGTAGATCCGGGTAATCCTACCCAACATCCTGCCAATGTTCCTGAAAATTTAACATCGAATTTAGATGTCGATGTTCTTACAAACTTGAATGTAAAATATTGTGTTCCTGATCTACTTGCTGACAAGTCAGGTCCTACTGGTAAGTGACCAGTAGAATAATCTGTTTCGTCATGGCTTAATACATCTGCTACAACTGTTGAGTCATATGTCTGCAACGTTGATGTTTCACTGTCAAATACTGTTGCACTTGCAGAGAAAGTAGGTGTATCTGTTGAACCTGGGTTTTCAATACGTTGTGCTAACCCTGATCCTGAACCAATTGTTGAACCAATATAAACGTTTGCTTCTTCAATTCTGCTTGAAGAAGATGAAGTGCCTGTTTTATATAACACTGTATCTGAAGGAGTAAATGATTGTACTCCTGTTGCATAAGAGTTAAAGACAGAAACTGATGGACCCGATGCACTTGAACCGAACCCTGAAATAATAGAAGAAGTAGTTGTTACTGCTTGACTTCCTGATGCTACGTGTAACTGAGCAACTAGTGGAGTTGTTACTCCAGCAGTTGAATATGTTACACTACTAGGTGAACTAAATGCACCACCTGATGATCCTGTTACAAAAGTATCACTTGTTGGGTACATGTTACCTGATAATCTGTTTACGTTAAATGCTATATCAAAATCATTTGTGTTGTTATAATGAGGTACAGTTGAACTGTATGTATAACTAGGTGCACCCGGTGCAGTAAATGATGTTGATGTAAACTGAGGGGTACCAGGATTTGATGAATCATAGTACCAAGTTTCTTTGTTGGTTGAAGCAGTTGCTGTATCATCAATTAATACTTCGTTCCAACCATCTGATACAGAACCTGATGCGTCTGCTGTAAAGACTGACCAGAAGCCTGCCGCTACATTTGAATTTACAGAGTTATAGTCTACGTTGTTTGAAATAATCAAGTCACTGTAAGTTCCGTCACCGTCTAAAGAAGTAGTTAAAGTTCTGCTACCTGCGGCTACACCGTTCTTTTGAACAGAAACTGTTCCGTTATCACCTGGGCCAGTGTTTGTAATAGCATTAACATTGTATGATGCTGATCTACGTGTTTTAGATACTGTTGTACCTGCTGCCACTGCCGCTGATCCACCTGCTGTGTTGTCTGGCTGAGTAAAACTATCTGCCATTCTATATGAAGATGTACTTGCAATTGTAATGCTTTGTGATCCTGGGAAGTTATCTGGGCTTTCAGGAACTAATTTTCCTAATACTTCATTTAATTGTGCAATCGAGTTGGAGACCGAAGATGCTGTTGTTAAAGTTAATGCATTAGATGTTAAGTTTCCTTGAGTAGGTGTTCCTAATGCAAAATCAATTGCACCAGATGTGCTAGGTACAGTAACAATACCTGATACATTCAATGTACCAGTAATATTTGCTCCAGTGCCTGTAATGTTTGCAACTAGATTTCCATCTGAGTTCAGTTCGATATTGCCATCTGCGACTGGTATACGGACATTAGATGTTCCGTTTTGAATACCTGTTGCGTCAATACCTGTTAAGTTAGCGCCATCTCCGAAAAATGATGTTGCTGTAACATTACCTACGACATCTAAGTTAGATGTAGCAGTGTCAAACGTAAGATTTGCACTAGCACCAAAATCCTGATCATTATTGAACTGAATTTGAGTGTTAGCACCTGCTGGTTCTTGTAAGTCCCAAGGTACGCCGTTTGCGTAGTATAAATTGTCGGTTAATACACCCAATGCCGCAATGTTTGCTGTAAACGTTGCTCCATTAGTTGTTATAAACCCGTTCGATAAAATTATGTTGGCCGGTGTTTCTCCTACTGAGAATCCCGCTACCGAGTTAAATGCTTTGATTGCCATGGTTTGGTCTCCGTAAACTATAATAGTATTTAGTGTTTTGTTTCAGAAAAGAGTGCTAAGGTATGGTTTTTGCCCGTTTATTTTTAAGAAGAATATTCTTCTAATAATATGTTGTAGGTAGTCGCATTTGTAGTTGCCGGAGTAGCATATAAAACTACTTGAGCATCTCTAAATGCATCTCCCGGAACATAGGTTACTTCAAAATCAGCAAGTAATGAACCCACAGAAATCGTTGCATATTCTGAGTAGTTCAATGTTGTTCCGTATATTGCTGTTGTAATTTTTACTGTTTGTCTGGAAGAGTTTGCTGGATCAGTAGCAACGATTGTATAATCTATAGCAGATACAGTAGATGCTTCTGTTGCACAGATTTCTACTGCTGAAGTAGTAGTTGTTACTCCGTTCTTAACTTTAGTAGTTCTGAATGCATATGCACCTGATCCAACTGTCATGTTGTTTGCAACAAGAGTGCCTGCCATTGTCATTGTGTTTGTTGTTTTATTGTAAACTACGTTGGCATCTCCACCGAATACTCCACCGTCATTAAACTGCATTTGAGTATTTGCACCGCCGGGTGTTCCGCCGCCACCGCCACCCGAGTTAATAGTCCAAGAAAGAGTTCCTGCACCATCTGTTGCTAATACATATCCGTTAAGTCCACCGTCAATATGTAAGTTTGCGACTGGCATCTGAATATTAGGCGAATTTTGCAAGTTTGCATTACCTGATATTGTAAGATTACCAAGAGTGTCTATGACTACTGGACCTGTAAATGTAGAAGTTTCTGTTACTCCTAGATTTGCGGCTCCGATGTTTCCTGTTACAGATAATCCACCTGCTCCTATTTGTAAAGTAGTTAGTGTACCTACAGAAGTTATGTTCGGTTGTGCTACTCCTACTACATTACCTGCATAACTAGCAAAGTTTGCATTTGCTCCTTCTGAGATATCTGCGAACACTCCGTTACCATATAGAACTGTATCAGATGCTCCTGTAAGATCGATGGCAGAAATGTTTCCTATACCAGTGATGTTTGCATATGTAACATTGGATATGTTTCCACCTTCACCTGCAATGTGTGTTGCTGACAATAGATCAGTATCTACATCATAAATGAAACCTGCATCTCCGGCAAAAGTGCCGGCACTATTAAACTGAACTTGCATGTTGGAGCCGCCTGGGGTACCATTACCACCACCGCCTCCCCCTGTTTGTGCTGTCCAACTTAATCCACCTGCGCCGTCTGTTTGCAATACATAGCCATTAGTGCCGCCTTCAATAGATACAGTCTGAACATCTCCTAATGCAGTGTTTCCAGTGACTGATACATTGAGTGCTGTTAATGTATCTGAAGTCGAGTCAAATACTAGATTTGCACTTGCACCGAATTCTCCGTTCTTGTTAAACTGAACTTCGGTGTTTGCTCCTGCTGGGTCACTTGAAAAAGGCACTCCATTTGCATAGAAGTAATTGTTTGCATAAACACTGTTAGATGTTACATTTCCGGCTGGATAGTTATGATTGGTAACGATATTACCGTTTGCGGCTATAGCATCAATTGGCGGTAAGCCTACTGAATATCCGGTCAATGAATTAAATTTGTCTGCGGCCATGTATAAGTTCCATTAGTTATGTACTGTATTTATGCTGATATAATAAAAATGATTTCATAAAAAAGAACCCTGTGAATCTTTTTAATAAATAAAAATATGCTTACAAGACAACCAGAACGACCAAAATGCACTAGTTGCAACATTTCTTTTGCTAAACCTAACGGAGTTAGTAAACATGGCTTTCAAAAATGGCACAAATATTGTACAGATTGTGCTAAGGCAATTTATAATAAAAAAATACCAAAGAAAAATACAATGTGTATTGAGTGTGGATTTGTACCTGAAGATTTAATTCAGTTAGATGTTGCATATAGAGACTTAAATCCTAACAACAAGTCACCACAAAACATATTGACAATATGTTCTAATTGTAGTAGACTACGCAACAAGAAAATAAGAGAAGGAAACAAACAAATGGATATGTCTGTAGATTCTACGATTCGTATTTAATTTCTTCTATTTTATTATACCAGTGATTGTAGTAAATTGCAAGGCGCTCTCTGTTATACCCTTTAATTCCTAACAAATCATACATTTCTTTGACAGCATCTAATGTTTCGGATTCTGATTCATACTTTCGCACATCAAATTCATATACGACATTAGGCAATGCTCTCATTTCTGCTATATTATCTTCGTAGTCAACAAGTCTGTCATAAAAAACACTGATTTGAGGATCGTTTTTTGCTCTTTTTTCAACATATCCATGAGGATGAGTAAACAAGATGATGTTTGCATTCTTCCAAATCTTTTTGATTTCAATGACTTCTGGATTAAAGTGAGATGCTATAAAGAATTTATAATCACTATGTGAAACATCTTTGACATAATCCCAGTAAGATATACCTCTCCATGGATCGATATAATCTTTTTTATCAAAACCAAAAAACTTGTTATCTGATATTCTAAGATCCGTCCAATAGACACCTTTTTCAATTTCAGATAATTGTCCTAAAAGATAATTAAGTTTATCGTCAGAAGATAATTCTCCTCTCAATTGTGCTTCGGTCATTTCTTTATGACCGAACAATCCATGATCAGATAGACTTAAACAGTTAGCCATAAATTTGCCACCTGAATAATTATGGTACCAAATTATAGTTAAGTTGTCTGTTTCTAAATTACAGTCTTCTGGACGACATCTAGCCATTTAAAGTTCTTCGCCTTCTTCTCCTATGCCTGTGTTACCATCAGCATTTAGATTTGTTAGTTGATCTTGTATATCTTTATAAGATTCTGCTTCTTCTTCACTAACAACAGGTGGTTCAATGATTGGTTCGATTGCAGGATCAACATCTCCTGGGTTTTCAATTGTTCCTACTTCCCCTACAATTTCTTCTGCTGAGATATTCAATGCTACAGTGGTCGATGCTTCTTTCTTTTCATACTCTACGTTATCTGCAAAGTCTTCCCAGAACATTTTCATATCTTCTGCACCTTCAGCATATTTGTGTTGCGGGTCATGCCATCTTCTGTTCATCCAACCTACTTCTGCATAATAAGCCTTTCCAATGCTGTCACAATAATCATATTCACACTCTAGTTCTTTGCCATCATAGTATACAGAATCAATAAACTCTCCCATATTAGTTTCAACAATACCATATGTAAATTTATATTTGTCAAATGGCTCACCGTCTGTTTCTACAAACCAACAACCAAAAGAACCTTTTTCACAACTATGAAAATGAAGGACAGGAACATAGTCATCTTTTTCTTTGTCGATGTCGTCCCAATCAGGTTCACTGTTTTGTGAATATGCTTCTCTACTGTATAGACATGCTATTGGCTCAAAATTAGTTTCAGTTTCTGAGTAATTGTATTTGTCTTCTTCGTTAGTTACTTCAGATACAACAAATCCACCATCTGCGTATGCTGAATTAAGATGTTCAATGTCATCGCACTCCCACATATAGTAATCTTCAAAAGGAAGCATTCCTTCAAAGTCTTCGTCATCAGCACTAGTACAAGTATTAATAAGTTCCTCTTGATCTTCTTCTAGCATTGCCGAAACAAAGTCGGCATCGACTGTTCCGATTACTGTTTCTCCGCCGTATCTGCCGGATTCGATTCTAAAAATTCTTTTTGCCATGTGTTATTCTCCAAACATATCTTTCTATTATACAACCAACGGTTAATAATGTCAAGTATTTAATGTCTTTTTGGGTAACCATAAAAAAAGGAAGAGCCTAAAAGACTCTTCCTCAAACTTATTTAATAAGTGATTATATAATAATCGGCTTATTGGAAAGTTAAGTTTTGAACTGCGATTTCACCAACGTAGTCAGCCGCGTTACCGAATGATGATGCAGTGTTTGTTAACTCTACATATCCGTAACGTGTCATAAATGAAACGACTGGTTCGAATGTTGATGGATCTAGTACAACTCCACTGCTCATTAATGGAATATATGGGCAATAGAAAGCCGCCGCATCAGTTTCAGATGAACCTTTGTATCCAACTAATACTGCTTGAGTATCAGGTGCATAAGAGTCAACGAAAACACGCATAGCGCCGTTCAACGTACCAACAAACTTAGTGTTAGTAGGAGCTTCAAAAGTTCCTTCAGTTGTACGTGCAAATGCTGATGTAGTTGCAGATTGTAATACAGTTAAGGCCGCAGAACTCACAACAGCCCAGTTACCTGCGCCTCTACGTGTTCTTTGAGCAATCAAGTTTGCAACTCTGTTGATTAATACAGCAAGTGCCGCATGTTCATCACCAACATAAGTAGCAGTACCTGATACCGCTGCCTGGTTATAAGTGAACTCAGTTGCCGCTAACGTTCTAAGAGATAGTAAAATCTCCTGATCGATTTCAGCAGTGATTTCTTGTGCTAAAGCAGCCATAATTTCTGCTTCAACATCGATGCCGTGCTGAGACTGTGCGTCCTGAGCGGCTTCGAATGTCCAACGTGCTTGTAACTTACGTGACTTGGCTTCAACTGCCTGTCTTAAGATTTGCACACTGATTTGTTTACCACCATTACCTTCTAAAGTTGCTGTATCAGCACCAGTATATGAAGCGGCTGTCGCAGTTCCACTAGCAGTACGTGAGTATGCTTGTGCAATTTTGAACGGTGATAATGCTTCTTCACCAGCAGTTACCGAAGTAGCGGCTGCTGAGTTGTCAGTCAATGACTGAGCATAACGTACACGTAAAGTGTGAATCTGTCCAACAGGACCAGTCATTGGCTGAACACCGACTAGTTCGTTAGCAATAACAGTAGGCATAACCCTTCTGATTACTGGTAAGATTACACGGTTAAGTGTAGCAATATTTCCTGCAGAGGTACTACCTGCGGTAGCATTCTCATTTAAGAGACCTTTGCGAGTGTTTTCAAGGATAACACCCATTGTTGATCGGCGAGTGCCTTTTAAGCCTTCTAACAGGGCGTCTTTTGTCTCGTCCCAACGGCTTTCTAAGAGTACTTGTGACATGGTTATTTTCTCCTAAATTTCTATGTCTAGTTTATAAATTAAAGCCCTGCCAGGCGCTTAAGATCGATAACATTACTGTCACCTAACTCAACCTTTTCTTCTTTCTTGGCAGATTTATTACCTGTTTGTGCAGTTGATACAGATTCAGTTAAAGGAGCCTTTTCGACTTTCCTTTCACTTCCTTCGTTCAATACTGCTGGTAAATACTTATCAAATGCGTTCTTCAGTTTTGGCGTCTGAACACTTTCTAATAAAGATCGCATCACTTGAGCCTTCTCTTTGTTCAAAGATGACACTAAATTGTCTAAAGTCTTTTCACGTTGAGTCGATTCTTTAATAATGTTAACTTCACGTTCTTTTGATTCAATAATCTTTATTGCTTTCGCAAGTTGGACTTTTGATTCGGCTAGTTCTTGTTCTTTGTCGTTTAACTCAGAAACAATTTTACGTGTTTCAGCCTTATCATTAAGATAAGTTGTGCTGAATTCACCTGCAAATGTTTCAAAAATCTTACGACCGAAGTTATTCTCTCTAGCAATTTGAATATCTTCTTTAAGTTGTGATAATTCACCTTTCAGATGAGATGATACTGACGTACTCAATCTTGCGGCACTTTCAGAAATAAATTTCTCTTTCAATGCTTCTAACTGTTTACGACCTTCAGCAACTAATTTAACTCGTTGTTCTACCACTGCTTGTCTGTCCTGAGCAAATTCTTTGATCTCTCTAGCCAATGCATGGGTGATAAACTTTTGAAGTTTATCTTGGTTTTCCAACTGAACCTTACGGTCTGCACGTAGTTCTTTAATTTCTTCTGCTAACTTAGTTACCATAAAGTTATTAAATTTCTTTGCACTTTCCTTAAGTTTCATTTTCGCTTTTACGCGGTCTTCGTTAATTGCAGTCTTTTCCTCATGAAATTCTTTGATTTCTTCAGTAAGAGACTCTGTAATCATCTTATCAAGGGCTTCAACCATCACACTTCTGTCATGCTCGTATCTTTGTGCGAACTCATTTCTAAGTTCACCACGAACTTGATCTTTAGCCTCAGTCAATTTGGATTCCCAAGTGCTTTCTAATTCACCTGCGACATCTTCATTAATAAGACCTGAATCAATTAATGGTTTGATAGCATCTAACATGCTGATTTCCCCTCTATTTTTAGTCGATTTTTAAGTCTTTGATTAAACGAGTTACCTCATCCTTCAAAAACCGTTCTACTTGTTTATTGCCTCTTGCTTCTCTTGCAACTTCTAAAACTTTATGTCCGTGCTTCATATTCATGAGGCCCTCGTATATTGCTTTAGGGTATGCATTAGGAGCACTTGGTTGGGCAACAATATCTACAGTGATTATTTCAAAATCACTGACTCGGCCATCTAAATCGTTAACGTTTCCGCTACCTCTACTAGATACTCCGAGTTTTACCCCTGACTCTAACATGGTCTGAACTAACTGACCCATCGGAGTTGGTAAAATCTTTAATTTACCGTAACCATTCGGTCCATCCATCCACATATTAGTAATCATATGTGATACACGATCTAAGTTTATTTTTAAATCATCGGGATGGTCAACTTCACCTAATACAGAATTACCTTCTTGTATTTGATCATTGAGTGTGTCTACGGCTGTTTTGATTTCAGAAACGGGGTAAACACGTTCGTTTGCGTTTTTTACCCCTCCCTGAATGAAGATACCCTTCATATAAAGAGTCTTCAAATTAGAATCACCTTCTTTTACCGATTCAACCATCATTTCTGCACGGTCGAATGATAAGTGTTCTTTAAGATACAAAGCCATTTGTATCAGTCCTTAATCTATTACAGATTTAGTGTTAGTACCTTCACCCTGTGATGTCACGGGCTTTGGTGCGGCACTAAGTTTTGGTCCCTTGTTATTTCCAGGAACGTTTTGGAATGAAGAAGCACCATCTACGTCTTTAGCAGTCGGAGCAGTACGTCCTTTTTCATCACTACCTTTGTCAAAGTCGACTGGGTGTGAGTCCATTCCTTTTTGACCTGAGTTTGCAGTTACTGGGGACTTAGTGTTACTACCGTTGTCTCCCATATGTGCTGTTACTTTAGGAAGATTAATTGCTTCAGCAACTACTTCTTCGTCATCAACAGATACATCTACGTCTACTTCTTGGTCATCCATCTTATCTTCGATGTCATGCAAGTCTGCATCCATCTCGTCATCACGGCCTTTTAATTCGTCTTCGTCTGCCATGATTGCTTCAAACTCGTCTAATAATGTGTCAAGTTTGTCTTCGATTCTTACAACTGCATCTTCTACTTCTTCAGATGAGTTTGCTTCGATATCAAGTGTTGCATCTACATCGTCATCACCTTCAATATCAAAGACTTCTTCAGAATCAATATCAATTTCTTCTTCTTCGCCTTCAGCAACACCAGATTCTTCTGCTTGAATTTCGTCAGCAAAATCACCTACTTGACCGCCCATGCCTTCTTCAAGGTCATCTGAATCTTTCATTTCATCTTCCATGATTGATTCATAAATTTCTTTTGATTTTGATACTACGATATCGTGGAACAGTTCTTTAGCCTGTTCTTCGTCTTCATTAATAATGAGATCGATTAATTGTTCAAATTTCTTGTTTTCCATTTCCATTTTCTCCTGATATAATAAAGTATGGCTTTGTAGAGATATTTAGTGCGTAGTTATGAAAAGTACTATTTAAGTGCTACTTTTTTGCGTTTTTGAATGTTTTGAGGTAAAAAGATGTGTTTTTGATAGTTTTAATAAAAATATCAAAAATTTAAATGCTCGGTGCGCCGTCTGCTTCTGGCTTCGCTCCGTACTGATTTCTAACTTTAGTTAGATGTTTTGCTTTTTCATAATTTCTTACATCTAACATTTTACGTAATTTTCTTATTTGACTTAATGTGAGTTTTGTTTTCCTAGATGTTCTCCATATAGGTTTGGAGTTGTCATCACCAACTTCTTGGTATCCTGGTACTGCCGCGTCAAACATTTCAAATAATTTCATAAGAGTATTTATTCAAAGAAGTTCTTTTCTTCTAAAAAGGGTTTTAGAATGTCATCAAAGTATTTTTGATGGCCTTCTGCATTAGGATGCACATCTTCTTCTGACACAGTTAACCCTAATGGTTTCACATATTCATGTATCGCAGGCTTTACTCGTTGAGTTTGATCTAGTTGCTTATATAAGTATGTTAAATTAGGATGGTCTTTAACTGCTTCGATATCTTTATAAGTGTGATCCATATAATATTGTTGATAGAATTTAATACCATGTACTTTACATGTATTCTGTAACATAATCATGTTTTCTAATGCAACATGTAGTGAATTAATGTTGTGTTGATCATATTTTCTGTCTGTTATAGCATCAGTAAGCATTATATAATCATTAATAAATTTAGGTTCTCTATGATGCCATGCAGAGTGATACCATCCGCCGTTAGGATTGTATTGAACATAATACTCACCGTTCTCATTATTAAAAGGTAAGACTTCAACACCCTCTTTACTGTTCTTTAGATCACAAAATTGTACATGCCAACTGTCTCCGCCTGAAGTGCTCCAGTGTTTTTTAATATCATTGATATAGTCTTGGTTTGTTATGTACCACGTCTTGCGATCATTACCGCTCCAAGATACAAGTACACCTATTTCATCTGGATCTATGCCACTATCTATTGCATCTATAATAGCATTAGTTGATTTCTTTTGTATGAGTTCTTGTCCTTGATGCCCCATTCCTCTATGATCGAATGTAACATTAGGGTCTATTGATTTAACATGTGTTTCTAATACATGAGGCCAAGTCCAAGGAGTATATGCATCTCCGAAACTACAACCAGATGTAATAATATGTTTGATTTTCATTTACGAAACGGGACCAACTTCTCCTGCACCGTCGACTGACCCTGCGGCTGTTGATGCTTGACCGCCTACTGGGCCGGCTACATCTAAGTCACCGAAGTCTTCTAAGTTTTCTTGGTCTTCGATTTCTTCACTAGTTTCTATATCTGCATCAAAGTCTCCTGTAGACACTCCGATGTTTCTAAGATCAGAGCCTGATGGGTCTGCGTCTTGTGCTTCAGTATTTTCTTCTGCCCAAAGTTTTTCATTTTTGTTGATTTCTTCTTCAGATAATCCTAAGAATCTTTCTAATGCAAAACGTTTAGACACATAAGGGAATGCTTCCATTGCTCCAAAAGTACTTACTCTTGCAGTATCTAATTCACTTTGACGATATGCGGCAAAGTTTTGCGGTGGATTAAATGATAAATCAAACATCTGTGTATCAATATTAAATCCTCTCCAACGCAAGAACAATTTAAATTCATCGTCAAGTTTTTGACAGATATAGTTCTGTAGTCTTTCACAGTACTGATTGAATCTAAACTCTTGTATCATAGCAGTACCAACACGACCGTCGTTTAAAGGTGTTGTATTGTCATCAGGACCTGTGGGTAAGTATGAACTAGGTACACGTAGTCCTCTTGCTAGTCTGTTGTTAAAGTATTTAAGATCGTCAATCTCACCTAAGTTCTGTCCACCTGGAAGAACTTCAATAGATGATCCTCTACCTTCTGCTGTAACAGGGAAGAAATAATCTTCGTTCATTGATAATGGGTTATATGTAGCATCAACTACAGACTGTCCACCATGAACACTTGGAATACGTCTTTGATGTATTTCATTTTTAATTCTATCTACGAATGCCATTGCTAAGTGACTAGGCATGTTACCTACATCAATCTTAAACATTCTACGTTCCGGTGCACGTTGTACACGATAGATTAAGATAGCATCTTCTAATAGTTCTTTCTGTTTATATACTTTAAAGATGTTCTCTAAGATTGATTGTCCGAAAGGCCAGAAACGATCTAAGCCTTCTGTTAATGACAAGTGAACAACATGATTAGAATCGATTGCTGATTCTGCTTGTCCTAATGTAAATCTACTACCTGATGTGTTGTATGGCATAGATGGGACAGTATATCCGCCACCGCCTGCTCCACCACCGCCACCAGTACCACCTAATCCTGTTGTTGGGTTAGCGGCAAAATCTGTGTTCGTTTTTTGTGCAACTGTCAAGTTCTGTAAGTTAATGTTTAAGTCTTTAATAACATACTGCTCAGGAAGTTTACCTTCACTTTCATTAACAATAACTTTAATGACTTTAACCATGTCAACCCAGTAGAGTTTAAAGTTCTCTGGATCTCTTACAAAGACTTGATCTCCATACTTGATGACGTTTCTAAACATCTTAAACATGCGAGTATCAAATTCATTTAACTTACACCATTGTTGTAACTGCTTAGATAACAAGTCCATCTCATGCGGAGTAGGTTCATCTCTAAACTCGAAATTAAATGGTGTATGATTGTGATCGTTCTTTTGAGTACTAAATTCTGCAATGATATCTAAACATGCATTAATCTCAGCATCGACATCCATCATTTCGTACTGATTGTATCTTTCTATTCTGTTAGGATGTCCTGTGTAAACTTCAGGAAGTCTACTCATGTAATTCTTGTAACCGAAATCAGTGTTTGAGTAACCTGCTTCCGAGGCGCCTACGCCGTTCCAAGATCCAGAATTGCTGTTGCCCCCTGATATAGGACTTGATACTCCGCTCTTGTTTAAAAATTTCTTTGTATATGCCATGTGATTATAGGTTCTCTTTGTACTATGTATTTAGTTAAACCATACTGTTGGTTGCAATTTTTTGGGAGGCTTCTGCACCTTCAACTGTCGCATCTTTAATACCTTTAGCAATCATATTACCCTCTGTTTGTGTTGCTATTAGTAGGTCTATCTTTTCTGCTAACGCATTATTATATTCATTCCCCTGTTGGGCAAATTTCTCTTCAGCCGACATCTTATTACCAGATTCTTCTTCAGTTGGTTCTGGACTAATGTCAACTTGAGGAGCATTTAGAAGGCCGGATTGATCCATAACCATTCGATTGTTTTTAGTTTCTTCGATACTTGCAAGGTATTTCTCAGCCTGCCCCATTATACTTTCACTAGCATCTTTACCTTTGTATTTACCAGTGTCTAAGACTGCTCGGTATTGATCTTCTTTTGCCAGCATCTGATTTTCAGCAGAAGTTTTCATTTCTGCCATTTTCTCAGTACGAATTTTTTCATTCTGAGCAATCTCTGCTTTACCTTCGTCTGAATCTGCCCAATCAACGAATTCACGTGTAGCCTCATTCATTGGCTCATCGGTTACTGTCTTTTTAATTGCAGGTGAATCTATAAGAGTTGCCATTTTAGATGAAGAAACTTTAACTTCTTTTAAAATATCATCTACAGGATAACCCTTACGTTCTGCTGTTACTTCGATTTCTTCTAATACAGGTGCTCCTGTGACTGATCCTGCATTTGCTACCATTTGTTCAACTACTTGAGTTGTTGCTAATAGTTTTTCTGTATCCACTACTCCTGGAGTAGATACACCGCTTCCAGTATCTTTGAGTGCATT